CTGAGACTGTGTCTGGTACCTCTAGGCGGAAGCCTAAAGGTTGGGTAGCCCCTACGGGCTATTCTCTAGTACATCGAAACTATCGCCTCGCAAATGGAACTGCCTCTTTTCTCTGGCATCCACCGTTCGACCAGTTCTTTACTGGTTCGGTGTATTCTGGAGATGTAGGCTTTTTCTGGTCCCAAAACAATTGGGAAGCGACGTTACCCGAAGCTTACGTTGCTGATGGGTTGTTGAATTCGGCTTTGATAGCCGCTCGAAATAACCTTAAGAATCAGCGCGTAAATCTCGGGAATGCCTTTGGTGAGCGAGAACAACTCGCTCGCCAACTGGGTGACACAGCTACTCGTCTTGCTCGGGCCGTAAGACAACTTCGCGCTAGACAATGGTCTAAAGCGATGCAGTCTCTCGGCCTTAAAGCTAGCCAGGGGAAACCCCGCGGGTCTAATTGGCCCGATCAATGGATAGCTCTGCAATACGGGTGGAAGCCTTTGCTCTCCGATATATATGGAGCGGCTGACGCCTTAAGTAAGCGTCAGAAAGGTGACTGGAGAGTCACAGCAAAGGGTACAAAGCACCGAAAGGACCAGTTTAGCGCAAGCTTCTCTGGCACCAATGTCGGTACTTGTACTGCCGAGGCAGAAAGTCATGCGCTTGTGCGTATTGACTGTCTTCCTCAGAACGAGGCATTAATCTCGTTAGCGTCCTTGGGTGTCACCAATCCACTAGAAGTGGCTTGGGAAGTGACATATGCGAGCTTTGTCGTCGACTGGGTTTGGCCCATCGGCGATTGGTTGAACTCCCTTGATGCAATGCTTGGTTACGGTAACGCTTACACATCCTCTACTTTATTTACTAAAATGAAGTGGGAGGACGTAGGTGGTACCGAAAACTATGGCTTGAATTATAGGGTGAATAACTGCAAAGGCTCGAAGAGAGTAGTTAAACTTGAGCGCTCCGCTTCCAGCGGAGTACCCATGCCTACTCTTCCTCCCCTTAAAGATGGGAGGTCCCTTGGACATATGGCTAACGGCTTGGCTTTACTTGCCCAAGCTTTTGGTCGTGCGCCTAAGACTTCATCCCGAAGTCCTCCGCGTAACTTTGGCCCACCGATACTCTTGCGAAAGGGTACCTTTTAAGCCAATACACCTGTTCTGCAACCAACTAGGAGCATATAACATGCCCGCAATTGCTGCTTTAACCATCAATGATGGCCAGGCGTCGCCCGCCGCTCACACCTTCTCGCCGGTTTCTACCGACGGATCGAAGGCTCAGTGGGCGGATCGGTCTCCGACGATCCCCGCTGGTTTTAGGCTGATTTCGCGAGAAGTCAGCCCTCCCAGCGGGAACCGTACTGTCTATCGTATCACCGACGGCTATATGATGCCAACGGTGGCTACGGTTAACGGTACGGATCAGGTGGTTCGGTACTCGAGTGCTCAGCTCACGCTGAACATTCATCCCGATGCCACGCTCCAGGAGCGGAAGGATCTACTTGCTTATGTCAAGAATTTCTTGGCAGACAGCACGGTAGTTACATCCGTTCAGAACATTGAGCCCTTCTACTAACCGGCAACGCCGGCGTAGAACCGATAGGAGAATCTCATGTCCCAAGATAGTTACAACCATCCTGGTAACAAGCCTCCTGTTGTGGGCTCATTTCCTCGGAGTGGATCTGAAAGTCGTGAAAGGAATGTTCAAGGGGATTTATTCCCTTGGGACCTTCTAGACGCGACAATTAGATCTGCCCAGGAACGGAGATACGAAAAGCGTTTGAACGCTGCATTCATGCAAATGATACAGCGAAGCTTATGCTAATCGTCTCCAGTGTTCACACCCTTTAATAAGGATGTTTCCTATGCGTAAACGCAAGGCTGGTGCGAGGATCGGGTTCTCGAACGAAAAGCTTTTAGAGCATTTGACCGCTCTCACAGGAATTTCTCCTGTTGGTGAGTTAGGTCGATTAACACCTCTTGACTTATCCAGTTTAGAGGCTGCTCGAGGAAGCTTATTAGTAAGGGAGTTATTTTCCAAGTACGATGACGGATCTCCGTCCTCCGAAAAGGAGAATACGACGTGGAAGAAATTTCACGCCGCCGAAGTCATCTGTCAGGAGACCAACAAGTCATTTCCGGTACGATTTAGACAAGATCCCTTTTGGAGGGAAGTCTATCATCGTGTCTGTCGTGTCTTGAAGGATTTTTCCTGGGATGAATGCCATCGGGAAATGGGTTTCGGTCCTGGTGCAACAACCAGACTGCCGAGATCTAGATCCCACGCAGCCTATAAATACTCCGGTCGTCCGGAGAGCACCAAAGGTAATGCAGTCCTTGCCTCATGCTGTATTAGCATGGAGCCACTCTGGACTCAGAGTGTACTCTCTCGAGTAGAGGCTTCAGGAGATCTCGTCAAGATCGTCCCTGGAAACTGCATCATCGTTGTTCCGAAGAACTATAAGACTGATCGTACCATTGCCAAAGAACCCGATATGAACATGTATGTTCAGAAGGGGATCGGCAATGTACTACGTAGACGTCTTAAGTCCGTTGGAGTAGACCTTAACGACCAAACTAAGAACCAGATCGCTGCCAAAATTGGCAGTGAGACGGGCGAGTTAGCTACTATCGATTTATCGATGGCGAGCGACTCCTTATCTTACGAGGTTGTAAGTTTACTTCTACCTAACGACTGGTGGTGGGCTCTTGAGCAGAGCCGTTCTCCAGTTGGCGTTCTTCCTTCAGGTGAACATCTTGTTTACCAGAAGTTCTCCTCTATGGGAAATGGCTACACTTTCGAGCTTGAAAGCTTGATATTTTGGGCAATTGCCCAATCAGTGTGTTCATTACCATCGGAGAAGGATACTCGCGTCCTAGTCTACGGAGACGATATTGTAGTCCCTGCAGACAAAGCGGCACAAGTATGCGATCGTCTAAGGGAATGCGGCTTTACGCCTAATCCCGATAAAACATTCGCAGAAGGGCCGTATAGGGAGAGTTGTGGAAAACACTACTTTCTAGGAAGCGATATTACGCCGTTTTACGTCCGTAGGCCGGTGGCAACCCTTGATCGACTGTTCCTAGTTCACAACAACGTTTATCGTTGGGGTGATCGAACGAGCGTCGACATATCCTCAATCCTGACTGGATTGAAGGGGTTAGCACCTGCTTCCTGGCGTGAACCTCGGCTCCCTGACGGATACGGAGACGGCGCCTTCATTGGTGCCGTTGATGAACTCCGTCTTGATTCGCATCCTCACGGATGGGAATGCTGGCAAGTCTCTGCATTGCAAATCTCTCAAGATTTGTTGCAGGATAACTTACCAGAGGGTCAGGTAATTGCTTCCTTAAAGCAGTTATCTAGTTCTATGTCACCTCCTTTTGGTGTTAGGGGCTCACGTTTCTTACGTGGGTTACCCTTCGCTGGATTGATGGAACATAGCACGGGGCTTCCCGTAAGGGAAGGGCGGTATAGAGAAATTAAATTATCTATACCACGAC